GGCATTCTACGGTGGACAAGCCTACACGAAAGGTAAAAAGTAATGCCATACCAGACAAACGGAAAACGGGACTACAAGAAACAGAACGAAAAGTACGACTCGCGCCCCTCTGTAAAGAAGGACCGTGCTTCCCGAAATGCTGCACGTAAAGCTATGGCAGCTAAAGGCAAGGTACGTAAGGGTGACGGTAAAGACGTAGATCATAAAGATGGTAACCCACGTAACAACAAAAGTAAGAACCTACGTGTGATGGCTAAATCTAAAAACCGTAGCGTTAAGCGTACAAGCGGGAATAGGAAAGCGTAATGGCAATAGAATATCGAGGTGAAAAGTTTGAGGGTTATAACAAGCCTAAACGTACACCTAAACACCCTACTAAATCACATGTAGTGTTAGCTAAAGAAGGTGACACGATTAAGATGATTCGCTTTGGTGAGCAGGGTGCTAAGACTGCAGGTAAACCCAAAGCTGGTGAGTCGGACCGTATGAAAAAGAAACGTGCATCTTTCAAAGCACGTCATGCAAAGAATATAAAAAAGGGTAAACTTAGTGCTGCATACTGGGCAGATAAGGTAAAGTGGTAATGCCAACACCAACCAACAAAAGGAAGAGATCATGAAATTTGAACCATGTCCGGGGTGTAAGACTCCAGCTAAGTGCGCCAAAGAAGGTTGCCAAAAGCAAAAGAATAAAATGTCATACGGTGGTATGGCTAAGAAAAAGATGGCGTATGGTGGTATGGCTAAGAAGGGCTACCGTGGTGGGGGCTTCTGTACAGGACCAGCAAAAGGTATGAAGAAGTAATGGCAAAGTTCTACGAAAAATATAAGAAGGCGTTAGAAGCGCACGGCTACACAGTAGATGAACACGGCATTGTACGTGATGCCTATGGCAATCAAGCTGCTGGTGAAGATCGCTTTGGTAACGTTAACTGTAGCGATCCAAACATTACAACTATCTGTACAGCAGAAGACGCTAAACCAAAGCCTAAGCCTAAAGCTAAAAAGAAGATCGAAACACTTGAGGATGGCGATTAATGTCACTACTACAGCAGGGTAAATCAGCACGTATAAAATCTGTGTATGGTCACAACGCAGGTACGACATACGAAACAGTATATACATGTCCTGCTAATTGTGTAGCAGAAGTTACCTTCATTCATGTTGTTAATGGTGGTGCCTCTACTAACACCGTTGAGGTAGAGTGGTATGTTTCTGCTGATAGCTACACATCACACTTTCTCAAAGGTAAATCTATCAACGCTAGTGACTATGTAAGTTTTAATGATATTGACCTAGTTCTGCAGCCCGGTGATGAAATCCGCGTCACACCTACAAGCGCAGGACATATTGATACTATTCTTACAGTAACAGAAACGTTTGTACCAGTCGGGTAGCGGGTATGCATAAATAGGTACTACTACCTGACCTACTTTCAAGTATAACTATCTCCGCACACAACAAAAAGGAGATATGTGATGCTTAACTTTATAAAACGTGTCTTTAAAGCAATCGAAACTGCACAACAAAAACGTGCAGACTACCGCCTATTACAAATGCTATCTGAGCGTGAATTACGTGATTTAGGTATTGGTCGTAGTCAAATTCATAACATTGTTTACGGAAAAGACTAAAAAGTGCTTGCATTTACAATAGTTATATATAAAACTATATGTAAGCCCTAAAAACAAGGACGACTTTATGGCAAGAAACCTCACAGAAAACCAGAAACTGTTTCTCGAAGTCTTGTTCGATGAAGCGGGTGGTGATGTTGTGCTTGCCAAAAAGTTGGCTGGTTATAGTGATAACACACCTACACGTGTAATCGTAGAGGCATTGAAAGATGAAATCGCAGAAGCTACACGTTCTTACTTTGCTCGTACTGCGCCCAAGGCTGCTATGGCTATGGTTGGTGCTTTATATGATCCTACTGAACTAGGTATCAAAGATAAGATGGCAGCAGCTAAAGATTTGCTAGACCGTGCAGGACTAGGAAAGACAGAGAAGGTAGATGTCACATCAAGCGGTGGCGTATTCTACCTACCCCCAAAAGAGGGAACGAATGAGTAGACCTTTCCATATTGGGAGGGATTTAGGTTTTTGGGAACTACCAAAACCACACAAAGGCAAAGAACGAGAGTGGCACGTGATAGCTAGGGTAAGCCAGAACGTGCCGTTTGGCTATAGGATACACCCTGAAGACGAAGACCTCTTAGAGCCTATACCTGAAGAGCTAGAAGCATTAGAGCTTGCAAAGCAGCATCTAAAGCAGTATAGTTTGAGAGAAGTAGCGAATTGGTTAACAGCCCAGACAGGTCGCAGCATCTCACATGCAGGTTTAAAGCAGAGGATCGAAATTGAGCGAAGACGTAAAAAAACTGCTACAATTAAACGGAACCTCGCCAAAAGGCTCCAAAAGGCGTTATCCAAAATCGAGGAACTCGAAAAAAACAGGGTCGGGGCGTACTCCGAAAGCGAGTAAGGAAACAGTCACACCCCCAGTAGAGACTATTCCTGCACAAGTCGCCCCAGCAGAGTTCGATGTCGAGGCTGCACAGGATGTAGTGTTCAAGCCAAACCCCGGCCCTCAGACAGACTTTTTGTCTGCATCAGAAAGAGAAGTACTTTATGGTGGGGCAGCAGGTGGCGGTAAGTCATATGCTATGTTAGCTGACCCTCTACACGGCTTGAATGACCCTAACTTTTCTGGTCTACTTGTACGACACACTACGGAAGAGTTACGTGAACTTATTCAGAAGAGCCAAGAGTTATACCCACAGGCTATACCGGGGATTAAGTGGTCTGAGCGTAAAAGCCAATGGGTTAGTCCAAAAGGCGGTAGGCTCTGGATGTCGTATCTTGATAAAGATATGGACGTTAACCGTTACCAAGGTCAGGCGTTTAATTGGATTGGCTTTGACGAGCTTACACAATGGCCTACTCCTTATGCTTGGGATTATATGCGTTCTCGCCTACGTTCTGCTCACAGCAACAAACTAGGCTTGTACATGAGAGCAACGACTAACCCCGGTGGTGCTGGACACGCTTGGGTTAAGAAGATGTTCATTGATCCTGCACCATCTAACAAAGCATTTTGGGCTACTAACCTTGAAACTGGCGACACTATTACTTATCCAAAGGGCCACAGCAGAGAGGGTCAACCTCTTTTCAAACGGCGATTTATCCCCGCTAGTCTCTTTGATAACCCTTATTTGAGTGACACAGGCGACTACGAAGCTATGCTTCTATCGTTGCCAGAACATCAGAGAAAGCAGCTACTTGAAGGTAACTGGGACATAAATGAAGGAGCAGCTTTCCCTGAATTTAACCGATCCATCCATGTCATTGACTCTTTTGACATACCCGACACATGGGTTAAGTTTAGAGCTTGTGACTACGGCTACGGCTCTTACACAGGCGTTCTCTGGTTCGCTGTCGCACCTGACGAGCAGCTTATTGTCTACAGAGAGTTATATTGTTCTAAAGTTACAGCTTCTGATCTAGCTGATATGATACTAGATGCAGAGAAGCATGACGGTGGTATGAGATACGGTGTGCTGGATAGCTCTTTATGGCACAACCGTGGCGACACAGGGCCATCACTAGCAGAGCAGATGAATATGAAGGGTTGCCGTTGGCGTCCGTCAGATCGCTCTAAAGGCTCTCGTGTCGCAGGTAAAAACGAAATACATAGACGTTTACAGGTAGATGAATTTACTGAGAAGCCTCGTCTTGTATTCATGCAACACTTAACAAACACTCTGGCACAGATACCTATTATCCCACTAGATAAGAAGAACCCAGAGGACGTAGATACAAACGCAGAGGACCACCTCTATGACGCTCTACGGTACGGTATTATGACAAGACCACGTAGTCACAGCATTTGGGATTACTCACCAGCAACACAACGGACTGGCTTCCAAGCTAGTGACACAACATTCGGGTACTAAATATGGCAGAAAACGACGAACTAAACTTTGACACAGATGAAGTAGTTGCAGCAGAAGACTCAGATGATAGCATCTTTGCTTCCAAGTCTAGCTTACTTACATTTGTTGGAGAGCGTTTCAAGCGTTCAGAAGATGCTAGACGCTCTGACGAAGACCGTTGGTTACGTGCATATCGTAACTATCGTGGCTTGTATGGTTCTGACGTACAGTTTACTGACAGCGAAAAGTCACGTGTATTTGTTAAGGTTACTAAAACTAAAACACTAGCAGCATATGGACAAATCGTAGATGTATTATTCGGAAACAATAAATTCCCTCTATCTGTTAATCCGTCCGTTCTACCTGATGGCGTAGCAGAGTCAGTACACATCAACATTGACCCTAATGCTTCACAGGCTGGTGACGCACTAAAAGCTGTAACACGTAATCAACCATCACGCCCATACTTGATCGACGGTACTACAAAGTTAGAACCGGGTGAGACTATGAACGACTTACGTAAGCGTTTAGGTCCACTAGCTGAAAAAATGGATGCTGTATCTGAGAAAATTGTTGAGGGTGATGGTACTACTCAAACTACAGTAACATTCCATCCAGCTATGGTAGCTGCTAAAAAGATGGAAAAGAAAATCCACGATCAGCTACAAGAGAGTGGTGCATCTGTACACCTACGTTCTATGGCATTTGAGATGGCTCTACTTGGCACAGGTGTCATGAAGGGTCCATTTGCTACAGATAAAGAGTACCCTAACTGGAATGAAGATGGTGAATACGAACCACTAATCAAGACAGTACCAGAATGTAATCACGTATCTGTGTGGAACTTTTATCCAGACCCAGAAGCTTCCTGCATGGAAGATGCAGAGTATGTAGTTGAGCGTCATAAGATGTCACGCACAGAACTACGTGCGCTGAAGAACCGTCCATACTTTATGGAAGACGCTATTCAGTACGCTATCGACAAAGGTCCAGACTACGTACAGAAACATTGGGAACTAACAATGGACGATGATCAGGCTACGCCTACATCTGAACGTTGGGAAGTCCTAGAGTTCTGGGGTTTTGTAGACACAGACATGCTTGAGGAACACGGCGTTAAGATTCCTAAAGAGTTGAAAGACCTAGACGAAGTAAACGCTAACGTATGGGTATGTAACGGTGAAATCCTACGTATGGTACTAAACCCATTCAAGCCTACGCGCATTCCTTACTATGCTACCCCATATGAGCATAACCCATACAGCTTCTTTGGTGTAGGTATTGCAGAAAACATGGATGACACGCAAACGCTAATGAACGGCTTTATGCGTATGGCTATTGACAACGCTGCATTATCTGGTAACTTGATCATCGAAGTAGACGAAACTAACCTAGTACCGGGACAGGATTTATCTGTTTACCCCGGCAAAATCTTTCGTCGTCAAGGCGGTGCGCCGGGTCAAGCGATCTTCGGCACCAAGTTTCCGAATGTTGCACAAGAGAACATGCAACTCTTTGATAAGGCACGTGTATTAGCGGATGAAAGCACAGGGTTCCCTAGTTTTGCGCATGGTCAAACTGGTGTTAGTGGAGTTGGGCGTACTGCTAGTGGGATTAGTATGCTTATGTCTGCTGCTAATGGCTCTATACGGACTGTTGTTAAAAATGTTGATGACTATCTTATCCGTCCACTAGGGCGTTCATTCTTTGCGTTTAACATGCAGTTTGACTTTGATCCAGATATTCGTGGTGACCTAGAGGTACACGCATCTGGTACAGAAAGCTTGATGGCTAACGAAGTACGTTCACAGCGTCTGATGCAATTCTTACAAGTAGCACAGAATCCAGTACTTGCACCATTCGCAAAAATGGATTATATTATACGTGAGATTGCAAAGTCTATGGATTTGGACCCAGACAAGGTTACCAACTCTATGCAAGACGCAGCTATCCAAGCCGAAATCCTAAAAGGGTTCCAAGCACCACAACCTGTTCCAGCAGGACCAGAAGGTGTCCCAGCCCCAGAAGGACAAGGACCACAAGCAGTAGCAGATACATCTGGCGGTGGTGGCTCACAAGTAGGAGTGGGTACAGCACCTACACCGGGTGAGCAAGGATTTACAGGTAATGTCGCTTAAAAAACTAGTCAACGATAAAGAACTATACGAAGAGTTTCTTAAACACGTAGATGGCTTAATCTACCTACAACACAAGCAGATGGAACAGGCTACAGAGCCAGTCATCTGCTTGTGTTGTA